AATTCCACTGACCAAACACAAGCTCCATAAACTCTTTCTTATCCGTTTCCTCATATACAACTTTCTTTTTTATGGTTCCGTCCTCCTGTTCAATTTCAGTCGGCGTACCTTTCCACTGAGGTTCTCCTTTAACCTTTTTGATGTGGTGTTTTTTGTATGCCAATATAACACACTCCTTTGGGTTATAAATATATGGTGAGCTAGGACTCATCCAAGAACCCCACGCAGTAGTTTTACTTCTATGTGGTGACTGTTCTTCAAGATCAACGATACCAAAGAACCCAAATCCAATTTCTTTCATTATCTGATACATCTCAGAAACGAAGAAGATTCGACCACCTTTTTTCTGACGATTGATTTCATACGGAATATTCAAGGCAATTCTTCCATCATCTTTTAGTACGTTGTAAGCTTCGGTTAACCAATTTTTTGCAAATACCAAATACTCATCAAATTCAACATCGTCGTCGTGTACATCATAAGCAATACCAACACCATATGGAGGTGATGTGCAAATTAAGTCCACAGATCCTTCAGGTAATGTTTTCATTACCTCAACACAATCCCCGTTTATTATTTTCCCTGTTTCTATCATTTCTTTAATTTATTGTTTCTAAATAATCCCACACATTGTTTGAAAACTCCTCGAACATATCCCCATCTTCATCTTCAGATAGGTCAACAATATCTTGGTCCACACAAAAATCTACAATTATTCCATGTAATTCCCCAAGTGTTTGTTCATCATTTTTTAATCCCTCATATTGATCCTGAATATGATTCTTTTGTGTTAAAGTTAATTCCATATTTACTTATTGTTTTTGTATTGATTCTCTAAGTAATCAAATAAATTCAAGAACTTAGGTATTTCAACTCGTTTATTAATATAATATTTTTTCATTTTATCACAGTATAAACCATACCTTCTATCATGACCTAAACGATCCTCAACGTGTTTAACATTCACATCTTTACCCAAAATATAGGATATTTTTTTCACAATATCCATATTACTTACTCTAAATGACGTACCAATATTAAATGTCTCATTTACAATTTCATCATCAAACATTAAATCACAAATCACCTTTACGTTATCGTAAACATACATCCATTCTCTTATTTGTTCCCCATCACCATATACCGGTATTTCTTTGTTTTCCATGATTGATTTAGCAATCTTAGGTAAAAATTTTTCATCAAACTGATGTTCCCCAAAATTATTGCAAGTTCTTGTTATTAGGTACGGTAAACCATATGTTCTATTTGCCGATAAGACTAAGAGATCAGATGCCGCCTTTGTTGCGGAATAATATGAACTAGGTTTTATTCCTTCTTCCTCTGAGGCGGTATGGTTTAATGTAAAATGATCTGCCATATCACCATATACTTCGTCCGTTGAGATGTGTATAAACTTTTTAAGTTTTTTGTTTTTTCTTGAGATCTCCAATAAATTAAATGTCCCTTCAACATTTGTTTTCACAAAGGGTAAACCATTTGTTATTGAATTATCAACATGGGATTCGGCAGCAAAGTGTACTATGTAATCATACGCACCCAAATCCATTTCAGTAACGTCACATATATCTTTATGTAAAAAAGGTACACTATGTTTAACATTCTTTCTTTTACCAGCATATGTGAGTTTATCAACACAAAGAACTTCACAGTCAAAGTTATCCATTAAATGATTTATAAAGGCGGAACCTATAAATCCTAAACCACCTGTAACTATTATTCTCATTTTTTTTCCAATGTTTCAATGTGATGTTCTAAATACCATAACGCCTTTTTAAGGTCCTGTAATTCTTTATCCGAATCTTTCTTACCCGCCCTTGATATATACTTTACCGTATTTCCTAATGAGAATCCTAATTCCCAAGCATCAATTACTTTGATTGCCTCATAAGGGTTATCTTCTCCTCCGTAATGTTGGGGGTGATTTACTTGTTCCATTTTTGGTGGAGGACACATACAAAGTACGTTAGCTCCACATACACATTCTTTTTCCATTTATTTTATTTTTTTTACAGGTACACCCACGTATGTTCCAGATTCCCCTATATGTTTAACCACCGCACCATTCATACCTATCGTAGTTAGAGAATGGATTGATAACTTTTCTTTAACTGTTGAATTATTTCCTAAATATACAAGGTCATAAATTCTAACATTTCCTGATACTACCGATCCTGGCATTGCACTAAAAAAATCTCCAATCACACAATCATGTCCAATATGATTACCTCTATTTAATATTGCGTGTTTACCAATTTTAATATTTGTTGTTAAAATAGAATTTGCCCCAATAAAACTACCTTCACCAATTTCAACATCATCCATTATTAATGCGGTTGGGTGTGCAAATGTGAAAAATCTTACACCCTTAGGTAGTCTTTGGATTGTATCGTACCTATCTCTTGGATCCGCAATAGCAACCATTACCTCATATTTCTCTATATCTAATTCAGATAATGGTAATGTATCATTACTCATATATTGATCATCGACAAACCTAACGAGTTTGATTCCCATTTGAGCCATCACTTCTCTTGCGTGACCACCATTACCAATTAGTGCTTTAATCATTGTTTATAAATGTCATATTTAGATAGATCAGGGTATGGTAACTCTAAATCTTGATTATGTCTCTTAGAACCATCCAAATTATAAAACTGACTCATCATAAGTAATCCTCTCGCTGCCAACTCAGGCATCATATAAAAGTTCCACCCTAACATATCAAAATTATCATCATGATATGAACATTCTCTTCTACCACTAAATCTCGCTCTTTTGAACCATAACATAGCCTTATGGTCATCAGTTAAAATTGCACCACCCTTACTAAGTTTTAATGTTTTATATGGTCCTGTGAATGAAAGACACATATGTGATTTTGGAATATACATATCGGCAGTAAAACTCAATGCGGAATCCCAAACATTACTTGGTGATAGTTGGTACGCCCCTTTAATCATATCTCCGACAACAGGAGTAAAATTAACTTTAAAACCAGCGTGAATTATTTCACAAGGAACCGAAGGGTAAGTTTTAGATGGACAATCTATCATATCCGTATCCAAACTTTTCTTTATATTTTTTTCATAATATAACGCCAAAAATAAAGCGTTACTCATATTATCCAATGCAATAGCGTATGGTGATCCCGTGTAATCACACAACGCTTTTTCAAAATCTTCTGTTATTTTGTGTACTCCGTTTGCCATACGTATTCTAACTTAACTTTCATTTATTTTTATTTATATAATTTGTTATTTCTTTCTTGTCTTTTCCTTCAGTAAACATCCTATAGACATTACGTGAAAATTCATCCGTACACAACACTGCGTCGGTATTTAAATAAGTCATAATATCATTTAAGTGAATAAGAATATTTTCTTTCTTTAAAAATCTTTTGTTAAAACCCATGTTTAATCTTCTAAAAATTCTTTTTCTATTTTCTTATCCTCTTGATCATTATTGTAATTTCTTGCTTGATTAATTAACATTATTGTTTTTCTTTTGAATAACGGTAATAAGGTTTCTTCAATTGGGAAATCACCTTTACTAATCATTTCTAATACCGGTAATTTTGTTCTGTTTTCAGTATCAGAAAATGTAGTTATTATTTTTGGTATTGTCAATTTGGTTTTATCATCACAATAAATTAATTTAACACTTGTCTTACTTTCAGGTGATTTTTTTGCTGCCGGAGATACCCCATATTCCCAAACATAATACTTGTTGTCTCTTTTATCCAAATGGAAGAAGAAACCTTTGTTGGATAAAATTTCCTTTTTGTTCTTCCTGTATTTTGTTTCAATACTATCAAAAACTATTGTCCATACAGATTTTGCAATGTTGAAGTACTCCAACATTCTTGGTGCAGTGTATTGTAAAATTTTTGTAAACTCCTCATACTCATCAGATGACATATCAGGAACATTTTTAATTTTAAGGTCCTTAACTAATAATTCGTCGTCAACTGAATTGAATTTCTTATTCGTATATATGATTTTCTTATCTCTGATAAGTGTTTGTATGTTTGCTAAATGTAATGATAATTCTATAAATCCAGGGTAAAGTTCCATGTTATCTAACTTTT